GGCGAGGACCAGCTGCAGGCGCTCGGCAAGGCCGCCGGCGGTCGCTACGTTGCCCGGTGCCTTGCGCTGTGGCGCGAGCGCTATGGCGAGGCGGTGGCGGTGAAAGTGCGGGAAAAACTGGCGAGGGTATGGCATGAAAAATCTTGAGCATCAGGAACAGGTGGCCTTGATGCGCTGGGCCGAGTACCAGGCCAGGAATTGGCCGGAGTTGGCGCTGCTTTTCGCCATCCCGAACGGCGGCGCGCGGCATCCGGCGGTGGCCGGCAAGCTCAAGGCCGAGGGCGTCAAGGCCGGTGTGCCTGATCTGTTCCTGCCGGTGCCGCGCAACGTCCAAGGCATAGCGTTCAATGGCTTGTTCATCGAAATGAAGGCCGGGCGAAACAAGCCGACGATGGCGCAGATCGAGTGGCACGTCCGCCTCTCGCAACAGGGCTATCGCGTGGCCGTGTGCTACGGCTGGGAAGCGGCCCGCAACCTGATAACGGAATACCTTGGATGACGACGGATCTGCTCAAGCTCGAATGCGTGGCGTGGCGCTTCATCCGATGGGACGCGCTGATCATCGAGCTTGAGCGGGCAGGCTGGAAGCCCGCCGACATCGCCAACGCGCTGGCCGTTCCTCCGACAACCGTCTCGGGCTGGAAGAACGAGGGGAAGGAGCCGCGCTATTCCCATGGCGACGCGCTGCTGCTGCTGCATCGCGCCGTCTTCGGGGTCGAATATACCCAAAAGCGTATCACCTCGTTTCGCGAATCGGCGATAAAGGCTCCGGCTACTGCCGGGCAGTAGTGCTTTCCTCCTCCTGTTGGATTCCGCCCGGGTAACACCGGGCGTTTTTTTATATGGCAGCGAGAACCAGTAAAACGACTTTGCACGAAAAGTGGCGTGAGAAAATCGCCGCCAGCATGTTGTTGAATCGTCTTGCAGAACACGCACTTGGGAAATGCGAAATGTCCTCGACTCAAGTTCGTGCTGCCGAGGTGCTTCTGAAGAAGGTCATGCCCGACCTTTCGGCAACCGATCTTACCGGCGAAGTGACGGTCAATTCCTATTCCGAGGTCTTGAATGCCGCGCGCAAGCTCAAGAGCGGAAGCTGATCCGCTTGTCGAGCTTGTGTCGACGTGGATCGACGACCCTGTCGCCTTTGTGCGCCAGGCCCTTGGCGTCGAGGCGGTTGAGCAATGGCAAGAGCAAGCTCTGCGTGCCCTGGTGACGAACGACCGCATTGCCATCCGATCAGGCCATGGCGTTGGCAAGTCGGCCCTGATGGCGTGGGTTGTCCTTTGGTTTCTCTACACACGATACCCGGCGAAGATTCCCTGCACCGCGCCGACCGCGCACCAGCTCTACGATGTGCTGTGGTCTGAGTTGGGCCGCTGGCATCGCAACCTCTGCGAGCGCCTGCCGTGGCTTGGTGAGCGCCTGAGCATGGGCGCTGACCGTCTGGCCTGGGCCGAGGCACCAACCGAGGTGTTTGCTGCAGCACGGACGGCAAGGCGCGAGAATCCCGAGGCCCTGCAGGGCTTCCACTCCGACAACCTGCTGTTCCTGATCGACGAAGCTTCTGGCGTTGATGACCTGGTGTTCGAGGTCGCCAGCGGCGCGCTATCCACACCCGGCGCCAAGATTCTGATGGCCGGCAACCCGACGCGGAACACCGGCTATTTCCATCGCGCATTCCACGCTGACCGCAACCGCTGGCGCACCTTTGCCGTGCCGTGTTCGGCATCTAGTCGCGTCGATCCTGCCTATATTGCCGACATGGCCGAGCGCTACGGGGAGGACTCGGACATCTATCGCGTCCGTGTGCTTGGCGACTTCCCGAATGCTTCCGCGCTTCAATTCATCTCGTCCGACATCGTTGCCAGGTGCCGAGAGTACAGGGCGGATGGCTATCAGGCCATGCCGCGCATTCTCGGGGTGGATGTGGCTCGGTTCGGAGATGACCAGACCGTACTGCTGCTGCGCCAGGGGCGAAAGGTATTGTTCGTCCTTCGCTACCGTGGCCTCGACACCATGCAGGTCGCCGACAAGGTGATCGAGGTCATGCAGGCATCGCGCGCAGATGCCATCGTGGTGGATGGCGTGGGTATTGGTGCAGGTGTGGTGGACAGGCTTCGCCAGCTTGGTCATCGAAAGATCACCGAGTTTCAGGCCGGCGGTGCTGCCAACGATGCCAAGGTCTATGCCAATCGCCGCGCAGAGGTTTGGGGATTGATGCGAGAGGCCCTGCGCGCCGGTATTGAGTTGCCAGACGACCGCGAATTGGTCGATGACCTGGTAGCCCCTGAATACGGTTTCACGCCCAAGCAGCAGATCCTTCTTGAGCGCAAGGAGGACATGAAGAAACGTGGCCTGGCTTCCCCGGATGCTGGAGATGCGCTGGCCTTGACCTTTGCCATCCGGCCATCAGCCACATTGCCGCAACAAGCAATGCGACGGGAAGCCGAAGTAGATTACGCAATGTTTTCCTGAAAGGAGAAAAAGCCATGGGTTCAATTTTTGGTGGTGGTAACGACGCTCCAGATCCTCCGCCGCCTCCGCCGCCTCCGCCGCCTGTACCGACGATCGACGAGTCGAGGATGCGCCAGCAGTCGGCCGATGATGTGCGTCGTCGCCGCGGGCGCCGCGCGTCCGTGCTCACCGGCGCCGAGGGGGTTGACGACACGCCGACCGGATCAAGGACGCTGATCGGCTCATGAAGATCGAGGAAGCCCGCGCCCTGGATGCCCAGGGCAAGCTCAAGCGCAAGGTACTTACCGAGCAGGGGTGGTATTTGCCGCGCTATACCGCGCAGACGGCGCCACTTCCGCCGCCAGACGCGCCGCCGAGGCCGCTCATCCTGCCGCCACGGCGCGGGCGCAGCAAGCCGAAGGAGAAGTAAGCCATGGCCGAATCGCGTGCCGACGAAATCATCCGCCGCCAGGACCAGCTCCGATCGGCGCGCTCGAGCTGGGAAAGCCTCTGGCAGGAAGTGGCAGATCGTGTCTGGCCGCAGATGTCGGACTTCCTCAGCAAGCGCGAGCCGGGCGCCAAGCGCACCGAGAAGATTTTCGACTCGACGGCCTGCCTGGCCCTGGAGAAGTTCGCCGCCGCGCTGCATTCGCTGATCACGCCGGACAACCAGCAATACCACGGACTGGTTCCAGCCGACAAGGAACTGCGCGAGTATCACCCGCTCAAGCAGTACCTTGAAGATGTGACCGAGATATTGTTCGCCGTGCGCCGCTCACCCTTCGCCAACTTCAGCAGCCAGGCGAGCGAGTGCTACAAGAGCCTCGGCGCCTTCGGCACGATGGGCATGATGGTCGAGGACATCCCGGGGCGCGGCATCCGCTACAAGTCCTGCCACCTGGCCGAGCTGTACATCAGCGAGAACGATCACGGCATCATCGACACGGTGCATAGGCGCTTCGAATACACCGCGCGCCAGGCCGCCTCCGCATTCGGGATGGAGCGCCTGCCGGACAAGATCAAGGCCGCCCTGGAGCGCAAGGACGAGGGAAGCAAGTTCGAGTTCATTCACGCCGTCGAGCCGAACCGCGAGCAAAAGCGCGGCCGGCTGGACTACGAAGGCATGGCCTTTAAATCCTGCTATGTCTCGGTCGAGGGCAAGCAACTGATGGAGGAGGGCGGATACCGCACCTTCCCCTATGCCGTAAGCCGCTACAGCACCAACCCGAAGGAAGTCTATGGCCGCGGCCCGGCCATGATGGTGCTGCCAGACATCAAGATGCTCAACGAGATGGAGAAGACGACCCTGCGCGCCGGGCACATGGCCGTCGATCCTCCGCTGCTGCTGCTCGAGGACGGCGCCCTGCAGGGTTTCCAGATGCGGCCGCGCGCGCTCAACTTCGGCGGCATCGATGGCGAGGGACGGCAAATGGTGCAGCCGCTCAAGACCGGCGCGAACCTGCCATGGCAGATCGAAATGAACGACGGCAAGCGCAAGCTGATCAATGAGGCGTTCCTGGTCACGCTGTTCCAGATCCTCGTCGAGACGCCGCAAATCACCGCCACCGAGGCGATGCTGCGGGCGCAGGAGAAGGGGCAACTGCTCGCCCCGACCATGGGCCGCCAGCAGTCTGAATTCCTCGGCCCGATCATCGAGCGCGAGCTGGACATCCTGGCCATGGCCGGCGCCCTTCCCGAACCGCCGCCCGAAGTGGCCGATCTGTTGCAAGACGGCATGATCAAGGTCGAGTACACCAGCCCGCTGTCGCGCCTGATGCGATCCGAGGACGCCGTGGCGATCCTGCGTACATTCGAGCAACTGGCGCCGATAGCCGAGATCGACCCGGGCGTGCTCGACGTCTTCGACACAGAGGCCCTGCCGCGCGAGCTGGCCGAGATCAACGGCGTGCCGGCCAAGGTGCTGCGCTCGCCCGAGACGGTGGCCAAGATCAAGGAAGGCAAGCGACAATCCGCCGCCATGCAGTCCATGCTGGCCGCCGCTCCGGTCGCCGCCGATGCTGCAAAGAGCCTGACCGAGGCCGCCGCCACCGCGGCAAGCGTGCCGCAGGCCATGCCGGGGATGGCGTGATGCGTGACGACTCCTGGCAGCAAGAGGACAAGGAATGGCGGGAATTGATGATCGACGGCGCCATCAACGCCGTCTTGCTGATCTGCGTGCTGGCGCCTGTCGTGTTCTGGTTGCTGTCCACCGTCGTTTGCCTCGTCTGCTGATGGGCGTGCTCGACTACGTGCGCAGGATGCGCGCCATGCGCCAAGCCTTCCGGCAATGTTTCCTCGGCGACGACGGAAAGCCGACCCCGCAAGGGGAGCTGGTGCTGGCCGAGCTGCGCCGCTTCTGCCATGGCAGCCGTCCGACGCTGAAGTCCGGCATCAACGGCATTGATCCTTACGCCTCCGTCGCCGCCGCCGCTCGGCAGGAGGTTTTCTTCCGCATCACGGCCATGCTCGAGCTGAACGACTCGGACATCAACCGTATGCAGGAGCTTGCGGCACGACAACAAGGAGATGACGTTTATGGCTGAACCTGCACTGAACAACGACGGCGGCAACGGCGAGGGCTCCGCGTCCGGCGCCAGCAACGACCAGACCTGGGCGGCCGGCTTCGACGAGGAAACCCGCGGCTGGCTGGGCGGCATGGGAGTGGACAAGCTCCCGCCCGACCAGGCGTTGGCCAAGGTGATCCCGATGTACCGCAACGCCGAAAAGAAGCTCGGCGTACCGGCTGACCGCCTCTTTACGCTGCCGAAGGACGAGAACGACGCCGACGGCTTCCGCGCCGCCATGGTCAAGCTCGGCCTGCCGGAAACCCCGGACGGCTACGAATTGAAGGCGCCGGACGGAGATTCGGGCAATTTCCTCAAGGCCGCTACCGGCTGGATGCACGAGTTGGGCATTCCGAAGTCGCAGGCGCATGGCTTGGCTGCCAAGTGGAATGACTACGTGCAGGCGCAGACGGCCGCCGCCGCCGAGGCGCAGAAGGCCCGCAACGCCGAGGACTACGCCGCGCTCGAAAAGGAATGGGGCGACCAGTACGACGCCAAGATCGAGCTGGGCAACCGCGTGATTCGTTCGGCCGGTTTGAGCGAAGACGAGGCCCGCCAGATCACCGGCGCCATCGGGCTGAAGCGCGCCGCCACGCTGTTTGCCTACTTGGGCGGCGCCATGGGCGAGCACAACTTCAAGGGTGGAGAGCATGGCGGCAACCGCTTCCAGATGTCGCCGGCCGAGCTGCGCAGCAAGATCGGCAGCATCGAGGCGGACCCGGCTTATCAGGACCCGGCCTCGCCCAAGCACGCCGCGCTGGTGCAGGAAGCCTTTGAGCTGCGCAAGCTGCTTTACCCGGACCAGTAACCTACGCTAAAGCGTACAACTGCGCGAATCCCCGGGCATAGGATTCGCGCATCAACGCGGGCAGGCCGGCATCCGCCGGTTCCGCTGACAGACAGCAAAGACTGACCGCCTGGCCTGGCGATAACAGGCAAGAAGTGGTTCCGGGTCGCCGGGGAGGCCCTTCGAAAAGTCGGTTTTTAACTTTTTGGAGGACTCTCACATGAGCACCCAAATCACGACCGCCATGGTCGAGCAGTACAAGGCGAACGTCCTGATGCTCTCGCAGCAGAAGGGTTCGAAGCTCCGCGCCACCGTGCGCACCGAGCAAGTCACCGGCAAGTCGGCCTACTTCGAGCGCATCGGCTCGGTGGACATGGTCGACGCCACCTCCCGCCACGACGACACGCCGCAGATCGACACGCCGCACAGCCGGCGCAAGGTCTCGCTCACCACCTCGCGCTTTGCCGACCTGATCGACAACGCCGACAAGGTGCGCACCCTCATCGACCCGACCAGCCCCTACGCCATGAACGCGGCCTGGGCCGCCGGCCGCAAGATGGATGCGGTGATCGTCGCAGCCGCCCGCGGCAACGCCTATTCGGGCGTCGACGGCTCCACCACTGTGGCCCTGCCCTCGGCGCAGAAGATCGCCGCCGCATCGACCGGCCTCACTGTGGCGAAGCTGCGCAGCGCCCGCGAAATCCTGCTCGACGCCGATGTCGATCTGGACATGGGCGTGACCTGCGTCATCAACCCGGCCGGGTTGACCGACCTCTTGAGCGCAACGGAGATCACCTCGTCCGACTACAACACCGTCAAGGCGCTGGTGGCCGGCCAGGTCGATTCGTTCATGGGCTTCAAGTTCGTCGTCACCAACCAGATGACCGACAGCTACGCCCTGGTGTACGCGAAGAACGCCATGGCCCTGGCAGTGGGTTCCGAGCCGGTGGTGCGCATCAGCGAGCGCCCCGACAAGAACTACGCGACCCAGGTGTTCGTCGAGATGGACATCGGCGCCACGCGAGTGGAAGATGCCGGCGTCGTCGAAATCGCCTACGTCTAACCCACAGCCCACGGAAAGGAGAAATAGACCATGGGTATCGCAAACACCAAGTGCACTACCGTCACCAACCTCGACGCCACGCCGGCCACCTTGAACGACAAGCGTCTGATGGGTGGCATCCTCAAGGAGCAGGTCGGCACGGTGGAGATCGCCGCAGCGGACGACAACAACAGCGTCTACCGCGTCGGCCGCGTGCATTCGTCCTGGCGGATCAGCGACATCATCCGCTATAACGATGCCATCACCTCCGGCGCCGACTTCGACGTTGGCCTGTACGACACCGCGGCCAACGGCGGCGCAGTCATCAACGTCAACGCCTTTGCCGATGCCGTGTCCCTGGCCAGCGCCAGCGTCACCGGCACCAACGATCTCTA